TAGGCTCAAAAAGCTCCCTGTTGGGGCGCTCAATTACTACAGGATCCTCGGCAAAATCCAGCTCCTTTGTGGGGCCGGAATAATCAAGCGAGGATATTTCAACTCTGACAAGTTCCCCCCCGGGTTCGTTAAATTCACCGAAGTACTTCAAGCCCCAAGCCATTACCCCATCCTCCTTTTATTATAGTATCTGTTTAGTATTCCAACAAGTTTATTATCCTCTATTTCAAACCTAACCACTCCTTCCAAGCCCGAGCCGGTTCCCTTAAGTATATCTTTTAGCTTGCTCAATGGCGCAATTACCTCCGGGTTATTTGAGGCTCCGGCATACTCGCCAACGCGGGCGAATGTTTCTCCGTAAACTATACCTCCCTCCGCAAAGCTTGCCGTTTTACGCATGGCGGCCTGCGCCGCGGTCGCAGCAATAACAAGCCCTGCTCCTGCAGCAATTGCTGCCCACGGGTTAGACAGGGAAAGCTTCAGGGCCAAAACAGCAACGCCTTGAGCAATCAAAGCTGCGCCAAACTGCTTGAGTAAGTCCATCAATCCGACAAGGATATTTTTAAAGCCTGCCGCCCAGTCCCCGGTACCGAGAGCCTCGCCAAGGCCCTCTGCAATGCCGGTAATGCCACTTGCAACAAAGGAGCCTATATCAATGGTAACTGTTTTTGCGAGTGTCTTATACTCCGCCATAAGCGCTTTAATTTCCCGGGATGACTTTTTATAACCTTTTTGAAGTAGGTCGTCAATCGTGCCGCGAACCAAGGACAACTTTGCGCCCAGGCTACTTTGTACGTCACCAAATAGTTCGAAACTATCATTTACAGCGCCCATTGACTTTTTATAGTTCAGCATTGCCACCGCGCCGGCGTTGATATCTTTAACGTTAGTTTTGCCGATATCAGGCCTCGTACCTTTAACCTCTACCTTGCTGGTTGAGTCGGCGAAAATCTTTGCCATCTGGCCGGCGCGTGTATAGCTCTCCCCGAGTGCTCGGTTTTCGTCTTTAAGCTTGCCAAGTAGGACGAGTAGCGTTTGAATTTCCTTACCCTCTACCTTAAATCCTTTGTCAATCATATCGGTAATCGTACCTGTTACCGCTGAAATTTTTTCTGTAAGGGCATCTTGCGCTGTTCCGAATAGCTCGTTTACCTTAGTTATTGAAACGAGTTTTTCCCGGAGTTTTTTCATTTCCTCCGAGAGCTCGCCGGAGCCGCCCTTAACCTTATTTGTGTTAAGCCAAACCCCATACATTTCGCCCGAGTAGTCAGAAGCCGACTCGGCGGCCTCGTCCATATCTTTTTTATCCCTATTGGCCCAACTGGCCGCGCCCTTTTGCTGCCCCTTGGCCCATGCACCGGAGTAGTCAGCCGTGGCAAGGTTAACCCCCACTTTTATAGGGTTTGCGTTTGAAAGGGATGCAACTGCGCTTTTCGCTTCAGCTGCTGCACCTTTAAAATCGAATTTCAGTAGCTTCCAAAGAGCACTGCCGAGACTACCAAGCCCGGAAATGACTCCCTTAATAGCGCCCCATACAGAGCTGTACAGAGTAACGCCAAAAAGCTTAACGACCTCCCACACGCCCATGACAGCTTTGCGGAAACCCTCGAACTTATTCCACGCCCAAACGGCAGCTGCCCCGAGCGCGGCAAGTGCTGCGGCTATCCATCCGAATACCGGTATAGACATAATCGCAACGCCTACGGCTCTGCAGGCGGCAACTGCGGAAACCTTAAAAGCGGCGAAGCCGGCGATAACAGAGGTAAAGCTAAACGCCTTGATGCCCCTTGAAAGGGCCGATATAAGAGGAATCATTTGTGAGATTGGAACCAGGGCACTGGTTGCAATTGCGGCAAATGGTAACATGCTACCGGTAACATTAAAAACGGCTATTTTATAGTCGTCCATCTTCGCCTTAATTCGTGCAAGTTGTTGCTCCTTGCCCTGCATAACAATTGCCGCTTGCTCCTCTGCCGACTTTGTCCCCTGTATGGCGGCTGTGTACTGTTGCATGAGCGGAATTCCGGATATGAGCGCCAAGGCGGCATTGCTGTTTTCCTTCCCGAACAGTTTTGTGATTAGTGCCGAGTCGTTGGTGATTTTTGTGAGTTCAGCCAGGCGCTCGGCCAGAGGAAGAGACTTATTCGCGAGCACTTCAATAGAAACGCCTGCGGCGTCTAACTCTTTGCGCACTTCCTTTGGCAAAAATCTGCCCTCGGAGAGTGTTGCCAACACGTTACGTATGGCCACGCCTCCTTCAGCTCCTTTCTTTCCCGCCTTGTCAAGTACCTGAATAGCTGCGTTTGTCTCGGCAAACGATACGCCTGCCATTTTTGCGGCCATACCGGCCTGCTCAAGGGCCTGCTTGATAGCAGGGAGCTCCGCCGAGCCTGCCTGCGCAGCTGCTGCCATTACATTCATCATTTCGGCCATCACCTTTGAGGCCGCGATTGGGTCTTCAAGGGAAACCTGATACTGGTTCATGGCGGTTGTCAATACCTCCGTCGCGCCGACTACATCATTATTCAGCGTCTTTGATAGTATCATGGCGCTGTTACCCATTGCCTGCAATGCTGCCGGAACTTTTGCAATTTCCGGAGTAAGCTGTGATAATATTAGTTTATATGATTCAACGCCCTCGGCAGCACTGCCGCCAAAAGTTTTGGCAGCTGCCCGGGCGTATCCCTCTATTTCTTTTAATTTGGCACCGGTAACACCGGTAATAGCGCTTAAGTCCTGCATTGAGGTATTAAGCTTAAGACCCGGGGCCGCCGCCTCGTTAAGGGTACCGGCAAAGTCCCGGAGAACCTGTACGCCCTGATTAAGGGAGATTAGGTTAGCCTGAAATTTTGAAAAGGAAGATGAGACCGATTTTGTGGCAGTCTGAAGCGCACCCATTTGCTGAGTGAGCTGCGCGGAAAAGGTACCTGCGTTGCCGGAAAATTGTATGTTAAATACTACCTGATTTGCCATTTCTCATCTATTTGAATTTTTCGACAGCTTTTTCAAACGCCTCCCTTGAGCTTGGTTTTGGGGCGCTCTTTTTAGGCTCTTTAACGTCCCACCAAAATTCTTGTACGTCCTGCAGCGTTATGTTCTGGTCTTTACAATGAGGGAGCAAAAAGAACCTTGCTAAAAAACGGGCGCGGTTCCACTCGCCCTGCATTATTGACTCTTGCAACTCCTCCCACTGCTCATAAACGGAAGCAAATTCCGGGGGGGTGAGCGCGTCAAAGTCCGACAGTGTCAGCCCAATTACGCCCAGTCCAACCCCCAGCATTTGGTTAATAGTTTTTACTCCTCTTTTTTTTTGTCTTCGGGCTCGGCCGCGGCGGAGCTGAAGCCGCCCTCGGACAATACGCCCATGAACGCGGTTGTCGCTTGAGTGACGTCTAAGTCATCTGTGAACTGCTCAACCGTAAGCGAGAACTTTTTCCCCTGGAACCGGCAAGTTGAAACGGTGCATGCGTACAGGAGCTCGCCCATATCGGATATGCCGGTTATATCGTCTACCTCTTTACCCGTTTGCCTTTTAAATTCGCGGATAGCGCCCATTGACAGGCGCACAGGGTATTTTTTACCCGCAATTGTAATTTCGTGCATTATACTACTGGGGAAGTTTTAGGGGTTATTTCGCCGGAGTTTTCAAAGGATATCGACATTGTCGAGTCATCTTGAGCCGGGTCGTTACGGTCAAGGTTGGTTATTACAAAGTTCCCCTCGTAGTAATCCTTACCGGCCGTGTCAACCAGAGCGTAGCGGATCATAACCTCTTTGGCGGCGAGCCACAGAGCGTGAAGCTTTGCATATCCTCCATCTGTATCGTACGAGCAAAGGGCATCGCACTTGATTACTGTGCCTAAGCCGGTAACCCTCTTTTTCTTCCATAGCCCGCTGGCTTTGGTAACGCGAGACTTTGTTTCTGAGGTGTTACTAACTGAGCAAGTGCTTTGATGGGCAACCGGCTTCCAAACGGGGAGCTCAACGGTACCGGTATTCACGTGAACAAGAATGTCACTACCGTTAATTATGTCTAATTCTGATTCTGCCATTTTAAAATATTTTTTTAATGATTAATAATAACAACATATAAGCAAGCGCCGCAATACCAGTGTATATGAGCGTTTTTTGATACCAGTAGAGTTTGTGAACCTCTACCGTTTGTATAGCCTTTTCGCTTTTCTGCTTGAGTAACTCATAATATCTGTCCCTCAGTTGTAGAAATAGTTTCCGCTCGTTTGAGTTTGCCTGTACTGTCAACACATTATTCTTAATTGACAAAGCAGGAGGCGGGAGATCTCTCCCGGATTTGTATGTGAGAATCTCCTTTATGCGAACCCTATTTAGAGAATCACACTCCAGAAGAGCCTTGACAAGTGAGGAGTCGGGTTCAACGACAATTACTGTGTCCCTTACCTTTTCAACCAGGCTTGAAGACACGGTGGAGTCGCGTAAGACCACCTCGGGGGGCGCAAGTTTCCTTGAGCACGAGATTGCCAGAAAGGCTATTATAATAGCGATTAAACAGTGTTTAAACTTGTACATTAGTTTGTTTTTCAATTTTGGTTATAACTCTTACGTTCTCTAATTGAGTAGTCAGATACTCGACCTGTTTGCTGAGAACACCGTTCTCCTCAGTCAGCCGATTAAATCCCTCTTTGAGGCCCTGATTCTCAAGCGACAGCTTGTTCATTCCCACCTTTAATTCCGCGTTTTGACCCTTAACGGTGATTAGCTCCTGCAAAAGAGTGTTGTTTTTTTCTACAAGCATGTCTATCGAACTTTGCAGCTGCTGCAGGAAGTCGTTTTTACGCGTTTTTTTGCCGGCAAAATATGAGGCAACACCCGCAATTGGTGTCAAGCAATAGCCGATAATTGTACCCCAGTCAACGTAATTCTCCATGTGTAATTAAAATAATGGTTTAAAATAAAGGGTTACCTCTTTTTCCCGCCTGATCACAAGTCCCGGCTCAACTATTAAAATTCCCTGCGGATTCGTTGCCTTGTTCCACCTACGCAGTTCAAAGGCGATGCGCTGATCGTCCGGGTTTGCCCGTGCGATTTTTAAAAATGTGGATGAGCGAAACTTGGTTGCCCCGAAATTGAAAACAAAGTCGGCAAGGGCATCGAACTGATTCTGATTAAGTCTTAGACCCGATGTGTTTAAAACGAGCTCTACATCTCTGCAGTCTGCCTGAAAAAGCGCGTCTGCCTGAGCCGGGGTAATTATCATCCCCGGGTGAGCTGTTTTGGTGTGGCCATAGCCAATCGTCCAGATACCAGCTGGACATCTGTAGGCCTGCAAACGCAGGCCTTCAGATTCCTTTATCAATTGTATCCCTGGCTGACTTATTTTCATTGACGTTTTGTGCTATTTTGACTCCAGAAGAGCAATGACTCCTTTCTGATCATCTCTGATGATATCAGCACCAAACCGTGTCCATGATTCGATAATTGTACCTCCTAAGTAACCGGGAGCATTTGGGTTTATGGAGGTCCTTAATGTTCCTTCCGCCGAGCAAACGAGCTTCTCGTTCCAGATAAGGGCCGCAACCTGGTCTGTGGCCTCAAGAGCAATATTTGCAGCTCTTTTAACGTTGTCGGTAGAATAGACAATCCCGGCGTGTGACTCCTCTGTAGAGCGAATCATAACCTCCATATTTAGGAGTTTGCCAATTATTCCAACAGCTAGTGCGGACTGGTTACCTGTTTTTTCATAGTCAACGAACTCCGGGATCTTCAAAAGGTCTGTATACATGTCGGGAGTAGCGAGCATATACCATTTGCCACCGGCAATAGTCATTCTTAATGTCAAATTGTAGACTTTAAGGACATCCTCCTTTATGACAGACTTTCTGTTACCGGTAAGTCCGGCTACATTTGTTGCCCGCGCAGCACCACTTGTGGCAATAATATTTGTAGACAAAGTTGGAGCCCAAGCTGTTGCGGCGATATCGGCACACTTAGTATTGATTTCGTCGGCTTGCTGCTGTTGCTTTGTTGAGCGCTTACTGTAATTCGCCATGATTTCATCTTGAGAATCAATCAAAAGCGGTTCGCAGTAAACAAGCTGTACGCTATAGCTTTTTTTGCTGTCTACGCCCTTCTCTATTGTTAGCGGAAGGCTACTCGGAGTTCCAGATTTCGCTTTACGAATTTTGCCCTGTACGGGTTTCTCAACGGACTCAACGTTGTCTGCAACGCCTGTCTCCTGAAGACTCTTTTTATAAAAAGCATTATCAGGATATAATCTTTTTTGAAGTTCCTTAGAATAAAGAACTGGTCTAATTTCTGCCATCAGTTAGTCAATTTGATTTTTTGGTGAAACATGAATGAATTTCGATCCATCGTAAATTAATTGTACTACAATGGTTTTTCCAGCTACCCCTACTATTTCGGGTCCAGTTACACCGTTGCCCGATATGAGCTTTTCGGTTCCGGTTGTTTTACTTTTAACAAACAGCTCAGACCCCACAATAAGATCTTCGGCCGGTGTTAAGTTCAGAGTTCTGTCACCAGTAGCGACAACTGTGACACCGTCAATGACGGTAAGCGTATTTACAACTTCAATATTTTGAGCTCCCTCCGCCGACAGCTGCTCTACAGTTGCCGCTCCAAAAGGGAATTTTACGATAGGTTTATCAGATGCCATTTTCGTATGCGTTTAATAGTTTTTCATATTCTTTTGGATTATCGCGCTCCAGTTTAAGAAGTGCCTGCGGATCGTTACGCTGATACCAGTCGTAGGTTTTTGTGCTTGTAGCAGAAGGGATGCCTTGCACGCTCTTAATTGCACCGCTCAACCTTTGTGAGCCGGCAACGACACGTATTTCGGTATCCTCCGGCTCTTCCCCTTTTTCAGTCACAAGTGAAATGAATAATTCCGGATCAGAGTCAGCGAGCTTATCAAAGCTCACTTTATTCTTTTCAGTTATTACCCCGTTTTTCAAACCCTGTGCTGTGAAATGACTTTTAATTAGCTGGGTTGCATTTGCAGCAGCAACAACTAACTTGTCAAGAGCCGCCATAATTGTAGCCAGATCAGAATTTTCATCTAACCCCAGCTTTTTTGCTAGTTCTTTTAGTTCCATCTTGTTTTGATTTGGTTTATATTCATTTAAAATGATCTTTTTAATAGCTGCCGCGTCCAAGCTAGACAGCTCGTCTTTGCGTTTTGAGGATACTATCTCGTCTATTAGCCCCTCCGCCTTTGCCTCCTCCGCTGAAAACCATGTTTCCTTTGCCATCAGCTGCGCTATGTCAACCTCTTTATTCCCGCGTCTCGAGAGAATCGTTCTGAGCATTTCAGTGATTTTTTCAAGCCCTTTCTTATCTTTTTCCGACAACTTCGAGGGGGCGGCCTCAATAAACGGGTCATGAATCATAAACTTTGCATAGTCCATCATATATACCTTGTCTCCGCAAACTGCAATTACTGCAGCCATTGAAGCGGCAATCCCGTCGATATATACATTTACCTGAGCCTTCATAGAAAGCATTGTTGAAACGATTGATAACCCGTGTATGACGCTTCCGCCTCCTGAGTTAATGCGAATATTCACGGAGTCAACCTTATTGTCCAGAGAGGCCAGCTCCTGGGCAAATATGTTTCCGTCAATTTCATTTCCGATATCTCCAAAGAGGCGAATGGTTGCCTCCTTTTTCTCTTTGTTAAGTGTCTCTAGGTACTTATGCATTGTGATATATTTTCTTTCGAGCAAATTTTAATTTTCAGAAGTGTATTTCAAAAAATCGTTACAAGGGTTGTAACAAACGTTACAAGGGTTGTAACGATTTTTTCATCAGCCCCTATTTTAAAGGATTTTTGTAATAAAAGAGGCAACATGGATGATCAAGAATTGGCGTATATCCTTTTTCGCGATGGCGTAACGCAAAAGCAGATAGCTTCCGTCTTTAAAAAATCCGAGCAAACAATTGTGAAGTGGAAAAAAGATGGCAACTGGGAGGCTAGAAAAACCCAAAGCGCCACAGCGATGCGCACTGCACAAGAAGATGTGCAGGAAATATTGACATATCAGCTTTCCACACTTAAAAAAATTAAAGACTCATTCCTGGATAACCCACAGCCGACGCTTATCTCAAAAGGGGCAATAGACGGCATTAGAGATTTGTTCAATTGCGCAAAGGAAAAGCAAATAGAGTGGACACAATACGTAAGAGTAGTTCGGGAAATAAACAGGTATTTATCGGAGGAGGATCTTTCACTGGCCCAACAGGTAGCTGAGCCTCTGGATAATTTTTTAAACTATAAGCGCAAGCAACTACAATAAGATGTCGGGATTTAGTAGTAAGGAGAAACAAGAGTACGAAAAATGGCTTGCAGAAAAAAAGGCCGTTCAGCGCTCCGCGCCAATTATTAACGAAACCGCCCAGCAAAAGGAGAAGCGGATTAATGAGCTTCTTGATAATTTCATAAAGTTTTGTAGGTATTACCTTGCTGATTATATGCATTCCGAGTTCGGCTGGTTTCATAAAAAAGCCGTTAAAGAGGTAGAGCAAAACAATAACTTACTGATGGTTGCTGAGTGGCCACGCGAACATGCCAAGTCTGTCCTGTTTGATGTTATGCTACCTCTTTTTCTAAAAGCCAGGGGGCAACTTACCGGGATGATGTTGTCATCCGCAAATGAGGCTAAGGCGAATGTATTACTGTCGGATATCCAGGCTGAGCTAATGTTTAACAAACGATTTATAAATGACTTTGGTGAACAGTACAGAGATGGGAAGTGGTCCGATGGTTATTTTGTAACTACCGACGGTATTGGGTTTTGGGCTTTTGGAAGGGGGCAGAGTCCCCGGGGAACAAGAAATGCCGATAAAAGGCCTAACTACGGCGTTGCGGACGATATGGATGATGCCATGCTTGTAAAAAATGAGGAGAGGGTAAACGAGGCAGTCGACTGGATCTTAGGCGATTTTTATGGCGCAATGCCTACCAAAGGCAGCTGGCTGATTATCGCTGGTAATAGGACAAATAAAAAATCAATTTTAGCTAAAATCGTTGGCGATGTAGAGCCAGGAGATCCGAAGAACGCAAACATCACCCACATTAAGGTTTTTGCATTAGAAAATCCAAAAACTCATGCTAAAGACCTCTCCGAAAGTGGCGTCCCTGCGTGGAAGGAAAACTACACGAGGAAGCAGATCCTGGATAAAATGGGGAAAATGGGTTGGAGGCTCGCATTAAGAGAGTACTTCCACGAACATATAGTAATAGGCCGTGTGTTCCGCGAAGAGCATTTGCCGTGGGTTAAGCTGCCGACTATAACATCATATAAAAAACTCGTTACTTACTGTGACCCGTCATTTAAAGGGACGAAAAAAAATGACTTTAAGGCAATAGCGCTAGTTGGCCAGACCGGTAACTTTTTTGACATTATAAAAGTATTTTGCAGGCAATGCCTTCCTCCCGAAATGGTTCGTGGACATTATGCATTGGCGGGAAGTATTCCCGAAAATAAGACATGCCCGCACTGGATGGAGGCAAACTTCATACAGGACATACTCTTGAATGATTATGATCGCGAAGGGGAAAAGTGCGGACATCAAATAGGCATTAGGGGAGACAAGCGGAAGAAGCCGGAAAAGGAAGAGCGCATAGAGGCTTTGTCCTCATTTACGGAGCGACAACTGATTCGGTTTAACGTCGATGAGAGACAAAATCCTGATATGATAGAATTACGGAATCAATTTCTAGGGTTCCCGGACAGCAAACATGATGACGGTCCAGATGCTGTTGAAGGAGCCATATTTAAGCTTAACAAAAGGTCTTCCGGGGAATCAAGCCCTGGTAGAACAGGAAGATATAAAACAAACGAATCAAGGAGGGCATAAAACATGAATTTTCT